CTTCTGCAGACATTCCACCTTCTGCTGGTGCACCACCTTCTACACCACCTGCAATCTCTCCGACCGCACCGGCACCACCGGATTCTTTGGCCCAGTATTTTTGGTTTTCTGCCTTCTCTTCTGGAGTAAGCTTGAAGACGTTGTCCATGATCCACTCTATATGGAAGTATGGCTTTTCACCATTCATTATTCCAGTAAGAGTTGTTATCGCCTCTGCTCTTTTGGCCAAATTGTTTATCTTCTTCCACTCTTCGAATATCTGGTTCGAATAGAAGACGATATCCATCTGGTTCATTATGATTTCATCCTCTTTAAATTCAGGAAACTCGATAAGCATCTGTAGTTTCAATGGCTTTACAATTAACTCTTTGAAGTTTGCTCTAAGTCTGCTTATGAAATTGTGAAACTTTACTTCGTCGTTTGTAAGTCCTGCGGTATCTGCTATGAAAGTTCCACCTCCACTTTCTGCCTCAAATCTCTGTATAGGAATCTTCGATGCTCTCTTCAGTGCTTGGTGAAACCACTTCAACATACTTTCCTCATTTAAGTCATGTCCCTGTGGGGATTCGAGAGTCATGTTAGGAGTACCACCATCACCTTCCGGAAACCATATCTGCTTGTTGTAAGGAAGATGTTTGCTTCCGTTTAGCGTAAGTGTTCCTAGTGTATCATCCCATTCTACCTCTTCGGAATAGTCATGTATCAGCTGCCCAATCTGCTCTTCGGCTCTCTGTCTAGAGAGTCCTTTGATAGGAATTGTGAACTTCTGGTAGATAGTAGCATTTATGACATTAAACATTATCCTCGTCTGTTCCAGTATTTTAAGTTGATTGTAAGGCTTGATTAATCCTTCTACGTATGAAGTCTCGGAATAATCATTCTGTGTTGAATAAGAAACGAACACTATCTGAGAATCGAGAAATATCCTTCTAAGTTGAGGATCTTCAGGAAACTGTATCCAAAGATGTCCGACATTTGGCTCGTATGCAGGAACTAGGGTCTCCGGTCTCAGTCGGTTAAATCCTATTATATTCTTCTTTTTGTCGTCATATATTATCTCTACTGCAACGAACCCATCAATCAAAAAGTCCTTCATCATGTTCCATGCCGTGATGCTGTCTGAAAATCCGTATTTGTTGTATATTTTCTCAAAGTATTCCTGATATCGGTCTTGTACTTCCTGAGAATAGTCGTTGGATATTGGTCGTGGAGAGCAGAAGTCTCTATCATCATTGTAGACGATACACTCGTCTGCAATCATGCTGACCATGTCTCTTATTTCGTCTTTTATAGAGTATTCTCGGAGTATCCTTCTTTTATCCGAATATCCTTTATCAAGATATGGTATGGACTTCCTACTAAGAACCGAAGCAACCGCCCTCTGAGAGAAGAAGTCATACATGGAATTTCCCTTTGCTGCATAAGGATCTTCATTGATTCCTATTCCGACCTGGTTTCTGACAATCATGTCGTCATAGTTCATTCCATAGTTGGATAGAGTTCTGAGTATTCTACTGAAGAGACCTTTGTTTTCGACTGCGGAGTTTGCGAAGCCCATTCCCTGTCCTTCCCTATTGTTATAATTGTAGGATGCCATTTAAAAAATATAGAAATTTTAATGTATATATAAAATTTCAGGCACCTCTCCGAGGTCAATAAGAAAGGCGGCTAAATAGCCGCCTTATTCTATATATAGAATGTTCTACTCGACAATCTTATATGTGATTTGTCTATACCTGCTTCTCGTAGTAGCTTTCTAACATCCGACCTATATCCGATAAGGTATTGAAGCAACCTTTCAAAGCTTTTGACAGATTTTCTATCAAGAAATAGATTTCCGTCAGTATAGACAACTTCACCAGTTTGACGTATACTTGCACATATCCGATGCGTGTTCGTCATGTTCTCTGATTTTACCTCCGACTGAAATATACACATTATAGTATTGGACTCGCGCTCTTTCATTACCTGTGCAGAATGGAACTTGGCATCTTTGAACGCTTTGACTTCTCCCACCAGTATATCGAATTTAAGAAGGTCTATCTTCTTCTTCTCCTGTTTCAATGCGTGTTCTATAAGTTCTGTGGCCTTCTTCTTTTGGCCTAACAACGAAAGCCTTTCTGCTGCTGATACATAAGTTGAGTATTTCATAGTGCTAAATTAGATTACTGGTTTCTTTTTTTTACAATACAAAGATAACTAATTTTTAGAAATACTATCTCTTTCCACCATATTTCTTTACACTAGACTGAAGTCGCTTGATATGATCCTTCAATACTTTGTATTTTTCGGATATCTCTGTTTGAGTATCGTAGAAGTCCTTCAATATTGCGGTGGTCATTTCTTTGTCACGCTGTGCCTTAGTCTCCAGTTTCTTATTCCATATCTGCATGAGTTTGTCCGGATCGTAGACTGCCTTAGGGTGTTGAGAGTAGAGCCATCTAGGAGTTGCCTCAATGTGTATGCGATGAACCATCTTTATCTGTATTGCATTGTATTCCATTAATGCATATTCGAAACCAAGCTTAAACAACACCTTATAGACTTTATCGTACTCGACCTCTATCGGTATGTCTTCTTCGAAATTCTCCACCAAAAGATATTCGTCAAATATTAGAGGTCGTATTTCAAGAGGTATGAAATTGAAATTTATTGCGAATATTATAGTCTGGTTTCCGAATTTCTTATAATCAACGACGAATATAGGAGAATACCTCATCCAGTCAGAGTTGTCGAGATAATGAAGAAAATAGAAGGTACCTGGTTCTATTCTGGCGATTTCTATAGATTTGACTATATCGTCGCTCTTAGAATACTTCTCTAAAAAATGTAACGAATTGTTTCGAAAATTATCTTCTATTCCGTTTCCGTATACGAGAAGATTTAGCTTCACTCTCTCGATAAGTTCTCCCATGAAAGATTTTTTCTTTTATATATAAAATAAAAAACAAGAGCAATGCTCAATTCCAAACCAAACAACAGTAAGTATCACGGAGGAAACTATGTTCCGATAAACAAAGATAAGATAATAAAACTAAACGTTCATGGTGGCGTCTTCTATAGAAGCTCATGGGAGAAGAAGATAATGGTGTGGCTCGACATGAAAGAGGAGATATTTCAGTGGGGTGCAGAATGTCTGGAGATTCCATATCAGATGACACACTTCGACAACGGAAACATAGAGATAAAGACTCATCGATACTATCCAGACTTCTTCTATCGTATGAGAAACTCTCAAGGTGTGCTGAGAGAGGTCGTTATCGAAGTTAAACCGATGAAGGAATATAAGATGGTACAGGATCTTAACGAAGGGAGACTAAGCGTTCCGGAAAACGGGGTCAAAAAGTTGAAGAGCTTTGAATATGACCTAAAGATGGCATACAAAAACAAGCAGAAATGGGAGACCATGATAAAATGGTGCGAAAAGAAGGGATATGACTTCATAATCATAACCGAAGAGCATCTGAAGAGATTCAACGTATGAACCGGACATAAAGTATACCGACGTAGGCTAACATCAATAGATATGGATGTATTTTTACATACATCGCATAAACCTTTTCGCTTATGTGATATAGAACGAATTTAGAAATACCCAAAGATATGAATCCTAAAAAGAAAGGCCACATCGATCCAAATAGTCCCAATACTGGCCACAATACAGAAAAAACTTTCAGAAGGTAGTAGAACACATCTATACTCCTTATAGACTTCACGTCTTTTTTACCATAGATTAAATCCAGTCTTTTTCGACTAGAAACATAATATATTTCGTTGAGCAGTAGAGCTACTGCCATTATATAGAAAAAAAATACCAATGCTAAAAAATTCTTTTTTATTCGTCTCTTACGACAATCTCTTCCATTCCGATAAGATTCCTAAGCGAGTGCTCTTCAATTCTTATCGTCTTTTCACTCTTTAGCTTTTTGAAGAGCATGTCTTCTATGAGAGCGTCAATCGGATAGCCTACTACTCTATCATATTCGTCAGGAACCTTCGAATCGGTCCTTTTTTCATATACAGAAGATATGTATCTATCTCTTTCATGATTGTCTATGTGTAGCGAACATCCATCCGGACGTGTTCCGACTTCACGGATAGACTCTTCCCAGATTTGAATCAATACTTTGTTCATATAAATAAAATATATAATATTCTATGATAAAAATACGAAAAGTTTTTTTAATAAGAACCATTTTAAAATACTTTTGCTATATTTGTAACAAAATAATATGACTTCATCTAACAACACAAACAAATATCAGGGCAGAGTATTCGAAGCTAAAGACAATTTTGTGGTTGATATCATCTATAAAGAGTGTAGACCCATTCCGTCATTAGATCCTTCTATAGAAATAAGTCTTATTTGATGTTCATTATCACCTTTCTTTTTATAAAGGTCGTTATATCCTTTGGCTATTCCTCTTTTGAATATTTCGGTGAAATATGCGAATGCATTTACCGACTTTTCTTCGTTGAAGTTGTGCCAGTTCTGGAAGACGTATAGAAGCCCACTCTGATAACAGTCCATTTTGTCGTCATTTGACCAGTATCTCATTTTTTTGATTGTCTTTTTTGCCAAAAGTTCGAGCATCTTCTGTGCATTTCTCGTAAGTCTTCCCTGTGCTTTACTTACTACTAGTTCGATATATAGCTCTCTGTTGTTAAGATACATTCATATGAATTAATTTTTAATCCTATAGGATTTTTCATTCTTTCATGTTATATAATATGATTTATGTAAAGTTCAATTTAATGTTTTATATATCATCTATCTGAATAAAAAAGGCCTCTTAATTAAGAGGCCTTTTTTATTTTATTAAATTTTTAAATTTTAACTCGTTCGTTGTATTGAAGTTCTTTTACTCCGTTTAATTCTGCATCAAGTGAGAATTTTCTCTTTTCTAAATTGCTAA